TATTTTTGTTAGTGCCATCTTATTCTCCTCCTTCTAGAGTTTCTATTCTAGCGGTTAAAGTTTCTATTAGTTCTTGTTGTTCTTGGATTGCTTTAGTTAGTAAAGGTACTAATTTACTTTGGTCTATAGCTTGTATTTGTTCACCATCTTTTTCACCTGTAACAGCTTCTGGAACTATGTCAGAAACTTCGTGTGCTAAGAAACCATCAACTGTTTTATTTTTTTCTATTATGAAATTAAATCTTGCTGGTTTCAATTGTGCAATTCTTGATAAAGCGTCAAACTCATAATTAACATTTTCTTTGAGTCTATAGTCTGAAGAAGTAAGAAAACTTGTAGCAGAAGTGCTAGTATTAATACCCCCTATATAAGTACCACCATGATAATTCAAAATAGGATTACCTGTGCCAGAAAAACTACTTGGTCTGGTGAAAAATAATTCTGCACCTTGATTTGAATGAGGATTAAATCCACAACTTGCACTATTAGTTGCTATTTCTGTTGAGTTAAAACAAATTTGTCCATTTCCAAGAATACGCATCTTTTCTGTTGTTGATTCATTACTGATTGTACTAAAAACTAAAGCAGAATCTACAGTAGAACCTGTGGAAGTCCATTGTTGTTCTTTAAGAAGTTTTATTGCTGGTATAGAAAAAATGTGACCATCTGCTGTACGACCTAATCCAAAATTTAAAGATACGCTATCAGCAGTTCCAGATTGATTGGTGTTTGTTAACAATGCACCTACAGTATTACCTGTTGCAGATGCAGATGTTTCTAAAATTGCATCAGGACTTGAAGTACCAATTCCAACATTACCAGAAGAATCAATTCTCATTCTTTCTGTGTTATTAGTGCCAAATGTTAATGGTAAATTTGCTCTATTAAAAACGTATGCTGAATTACCATCAGCACCATTTTGGAAGATGCTATTGGTTGTATTTCCAGTAGATTCTAAATATTGGTTTACTTGTGTAGCGTTAGTAATATGTAACTTAACACCTGCTGTGGGCGAAGTTTCTCCAATACCAACATTACCAGAAGCATCAATAGTCATTCTTTCTGAATTGGCAGTTTTAAATTGTAATATTCCATTATCAGCTAAGACAATTTCTGTATCAGAAGTGTCATCATCACTATCAGCTAAAACTAAACGACCATTACCTGAACCATCGTTATAAATATTAAATTCTCTAGTATCACCACTTTCGGTTAATTTTATGTGTGGTGTTGCATTTGTACCTGTTGCTGCTATCTCTAATTTACCTGTTGGACTTGAAGTACCAATTCCAACGCCAGTAGAATCTATAATAACTCGTTCAGTACCACCAGTATCAAACCTGATTTTATCTTCATCCGAACTTTCTTCTACTTGTATCTTCGTATCACCATCGGCATCTTGAAAAGTAGTTACAGCTACATTACTAAATGTTACACATTCTACTTTTGTGCCAGTAGGAGGAGCTGCACTAAATGTTAGTGTGCTACCTGAAACTGCATAAGTGTCTTTATGTTGAACAACACCATCAATAGTTACAAAGGTTTGATTTTCAGATGAAGGAGTTGTGCTTAATGCTAGAGTAGTATCTGAGCCATCTCCAGTCATAGTGTCTATGGTTGGAGCTGTACCAACAATACCACCTTCTAATTGAAAAACTTCTATAACTCTACTATTAACAGGAGCTGTAGCAAATGTTAAAGTAGTGCCAGAAACTGAGTAAACATTATCAGCTTGATAAACACCATCAATAAATACAATTAAACCATCTTCATTGGTCATGCTTGTGTTTAATGTAAAGGCTGTAGTTGAGCCGTCTCCTGTAAAAGTATTTTTAGCAAACGTAGAACTGCTACCACCACTACCACCACCACCAGCTATAGCACCCCATGAGCTAGTATAACCTTCAAACTGTGAAGTAGTTGAGTTATATCTAAACTGTCCTGCTGCTCCAGTTGGTCTTTGTGCAGTTGTTCCTACAGGAACTAAGATAGCATCTGTATTTGAACCAGCATCTATTGAAACTGTTGGTGAAGCTTGATTAACACCAATTCTATTATTAGAAGTATCAACTTTTAAAACATTAGTATCTACTGCTAAATCTCCAGAGAATGTACCTGTAGTACCTGAAACCGCACCTGAGAACGTACCTGTAGTTGCTGTGATTCCTGCAGTAATTAAATTAGCAGCAACATAACCAGTGGCACTTGTATCTACAGTAGCAGCAGGTTCTGTTTGCGTATCGGTAAATAATCTAAAAGTATTATCTGTAGAAGCATCAAAATATAAACCTGCATATTTAGTTGTGCTTGATTCTACATATTTACCAAAGAATCCAAAGTCACTTGAATTAGCTGAGTTGTTATTTAAAAGACCTGTGAAGTTATCATCAGATACGATTGGACCAGTTTGTGTAGTAGTACCAGATACAGTTAAGTCTCCTGTTACTGTTAAATTATTACCAATAGTTACATTACTTGGTAAGCCAACTGTAACTGTACCAGAACTTTCTGCAACTTCTACTTCATTGGAAGTTCCTGCAAAAGTTATAGTACCACCTAATGCAGTAGCTGTTGAATTAGAACCATCACTTACAGTAATTGAAGAGTTAGCAAGTTTAGAATTAGCTATAGAACCAGCTAACATTGCATTAGTAATAACTCCAGAACCAATAACTAAATCAATAGTACCATCACCATCTTCGTAAGTAGCTGCAATACCTGTTTCAGTATTAGAACTAAACATAGCTCCTACTGTATCTTGAACAACTTCTGTTAAGTCTATGTTTGCAGTACCATCAAAAGATACACCATGAATAGTTCTAGCAGTTGCTAAAGCTGTTGCAGTAGCTGCGTTACCAGTAATGTCACCAGAAGTTAATGCAAGTGTACCTGTAGTTGCAGGTAGTGTTAAAGTTATATTACCACCAAATGCTGAGTGAGCTGGTGCTTGTAATCTTGCATAGTGAGCATTTGAAGACTCACAATAAAAATCTATATATGATTGTGTACCACCATTTTTAATTGAGATAGCACCTTGAGAAATCTGTACTCCATTAGTAGAACCACCACCGATTCCTAATGAAGTTGTAATTTGAGCAGCAGCCGGAATACCTATAGTTACTGCATTACCTGTAGCTGATGTTTCTATTTCATTTGATGTACCACCAATAGTTAAAGTTTCACTATCTAAATCAATCGCAATAGTTCCGCTATCAGTTGTTACATCTAAATCTTCTGCAGTTAGTTGTGTATCTACATAAGCTTTAACAGATTGTTGAGTTGGTACAAGCGTTGCAGAGTTTGAAGACATGTCATCTTCATCTACAAAAGCTGTAATAGTTATTGTGCCATCTGATAAAGAACCATAAGTAATTGTGCCTGTTGTAGTAATAGCAGACGAACCGTTATCTATTGCACCAAAGCCACTTGTAATGCTACCTGCGTTTAGTGCTCCAACAGTTGTAACATTAGAAAGTGTATCAAGAGCAGACTCAAAATAAGTTTCAAAATCTGTTAATGCAACTTGTACCATAGTACCGTTGTCATTTACTACCACTCTATCAGCATCTGCAAGTGTAGTAGATGTAGCAGAAGTATCACCATCTACAATATTTAATTCGGAAACTGTAGAAGTAATACCATCAAGAGCATTTATTTCTGCTGCAGTTGCAGTAATTGCTGTACCATTAAAATTAATACCATCTAGGTAAGCTATACCATCAACGTATAAGTCTTTCCATTCTTGGCTAGAACTACCTAAATCGTATGTATTATCTGTATTAGGAATAATGTTTGAGTTAACATCTGCACCAAAGACTACATTATCGTCTGCTGCATCACCCATAGTAATTGTACCACCATTAAAAGTTGTAGTACCTGTGACTGTTAAATTACCTCCAACATCAACATTACCTGTAGTTGTTACCGAAGTAAAAGCACCAGTAGAAGCTGAGTTAGCTCCGATAGTTGCACCATCAACTGTACCGCCATTAATGTCTGCAGTATCAGCTACTAAGGCATCAGTAGTTACTGTGCCATCAAAGAAAGCATCTTTAAATTCTAAAGAGCTTGTTCCTAAATCTATATCATTATCTGTAACAGGAACTAAAGCACCGTCTTGTATTCTTAACTGTTCAACTGCTGCTGAAGAAACTTCTACATAAAATCCTACTCTGTTATTAGTGCTATCAATTTCTACTTTGTTTAAGAAATCTAAATCACCAATTTTAAATATGTTACCACCTTGTCCAGCAGTACCATCGTGTCTGTGTCCAGTATTGGAAGCACTAGTTGAAGAATATGCAAAAGCATTTACTAATTGATTATATTCATTATTAAATAATGCAGCAGTAATAGTGTCGCCATCACTGAATGTACTTTGTCTTATATACGCTTGTGCCATTTATTATCTCCTACCTGAAGGTATGTAATCTACATAAAAACCATTAATTGTATATGGTGGTTTTGTATCTTCACTTATTACTGTAAAATTGTTACTCGTTCCGCTGCCTTGTAAAGGCACTCTTATCATTGGGTTGTTTTGTCCAGCAAATTTATTAGTAGCAAAGATTGCTTCACTAAATATAGATGGTGGATTTATCACACCTAAGTCAATTAAGTCTAAAGGTTGTGGTACATCTGAACTGTTAAAATCAAATTTAATTTGCACATCCGGTTCAACAATACCTTCGGCAGCAGCTGAAACTCTAAGATAGTGTAAAGTTTTTAAAGTTCCTAAATCACCATAATCATAATCTGGTGTTGTGTATCTTGCTAAAATTGATGAACCATCAAAATCATTACCAGTGTCATGTTCATAAACAAAACCATTAGTATCACCGTGATATATTTTTTCTATACCATTAGTATCAAAACCTGAACCAATAGCTGTAACTTCTAAACCTCTAGTCTCAGACCACTCAAAACCATTTGGTCTTAACGTACCTATAATGCCTTCTTGAGATGCGTTAGTAGCTCCAGTATTAGTATAAAATAAACGATACTGAGACTTTTCTCTTAACACAATACTATTTATGGTAAATAAATTTATATTGTTTGCTAAATCTGTTATTGTTGGTTGTATGGATTGACTTATAGTTCCTAACTCCACATCACCAATTCTTGCTGTACCAGCTACTGTTCTTAATCCATCTGGTGCTAAAAATATTAAATCACCACCAATCTCTTGAATACTATAACCACTTAAACAACCTACGTTTTTGGTTACTGGTACTATTGCAATCGTACTTGTATTATTTATATTCTGTAGTTTAAATATTGAGTTTTCACAAAATATAAATAATTCATTACGGAAACTTTTAATACCTTCTATCTGGTCTTCAACAACAATACTACCTGAACCAGTGCTAGTAAAATCTGTTGGGTCTAAAGTACCACTATAAAAAATAGTATTTAAATTATCCTCTACCCCAGCAGCTATTAAATGTTTGTCATGGACAGTTACGTGTTTAACATGTTTAGTTCCGGTAACTGTTATCTCACTACTAAAGTAAGTTCTACTATTTAAGTTAGCACCTGTGCCTTCCATTCTAAACTGATAAGGCTCGTTTGCTCCATCAGCTATAATTAACGTACCATAATCTGAAGTTGCTGATTCAAATAAAGCAAAACTTATTTGCCCTTGTCCAGTTCTAGCTAAAACACTACGACCTGTAAAAGTACTATAGTTATCACCACTACCAGATACTGAACTTCTATTTATTTGTAAGTAGGTTATACCGTCTTGAGTAAAATAAATATTAGTACCAGCACAAACAACTACACCATCAGCATAAGGAATAACTCCTAAAATATCTGTCGTACCACCAGTCGGTTGAGTTGAATCCGTAGTACCAAACTTTTGATAACCATTAATTCTTCTGTAACCACCTTCTATAGAAACTTCAAAGTTTTTTAACTCCGTAGCAACTCCGGGAGTTCTTAATATTC